AATTGTTGAAGCCGAACAAGGAATTATCCAGGAGCTATACGAACTCCTCTCTTTTGAGGTTCCGGGCGCAAAATTCATGCCTATCTACAAGAAGAGGCTATGGGATGGATACGCAAGATTATTAAATATCCGAAACAAAACAGTTGGTAAGGGTCTTGCGTATCACATTAAGTCTTATTGCGAAGACAATGGATATATTTTCAACCAGGAATTCAGCGACGATGGATTCTCTGAAGAGATAGCAGATGCATTTATTAAATCAAATAAGATTCATTCTGCCGATGGTTCCGAGATCGAATTGCGTGATTATCAAATAGATTCTATAAAACATGGAATCCGTAACAACAGATCTATTACTGTCTCGGTTACGGGTTCTGGCAAATCTGCCATAATCGCTTCTCTAATTCGTTTCTATCACGAAAATACAGAAGGAAAGTGTCTTCTTATTTGTCCAACGACTAGTCTTGTTGAACAATTATATTCTGATATAGGTGAATATTTCCCAGACTGGGATCACTCCACTAAAATTACTAGAATCTATTCTGGTATGGAAAGAGAAGACAAAAGAATTATCATAAGCACATGGCAAAGTTTATATGATAAACCGACTTCTTATTTTGATGACATCGAAGTTCTCCTTGGCGATGAGTGCCATTTATATTCTGCCAAAGAAGTTTCAAAGTTATTTGAAAAATGCGTTAATGCTATTTACAGACACGGTTTCACAGGAACATTATCTGGTGAGAAAATTCATCAATTACAGTTAGAAGGAATATTTGGCAAATCAAGAATTCTTACAACAACTTCAGAGTTAATCAAAAAATCTCAATTATCGGATTTTAAGATTAATGCTCTCGTCCTTTCTTATTCTGATGCTTCCAGGAAAGCTTCCAAAGATATCACATATGAAGAAGAAGTGAAATTTCTTATTGGTAATGACAAGAGGAATCGGTTCATTGCCAAATTAGCTGCAAGTACGAAAGGAAATACTCTCGTGTTATTCTCTAGAGTAGAAACTCATGGAGAACTTATCTATAACCTTATTCAGAAATATACTGATAGACCAGTTTATTTCGTTTATGGTGGAACTGATGTGGATATTCGAGAAGATGTAAGAAAACAAATTAATGATATTAACGATGGAATTATCGTAGCTTCTTCACAGATATTCTCTACAGGAATTAATATTCCTTCACTTCAGAATATCATATTCACACATCCTTCGAAATCTAAAATAAGAGTTCTACAATCAATCGGAAGAGTGCTTAGATTATCTGCGAACAAAGTCGGACCAGCAATTCTGTTCGATATCGTTGACGATCTACAATTTAGGAATAAGAAGAATTTCTCCATGAAACACTTTCTGGAGAGGGCCAAGATTTATGTGCAAGAGAATTTCAATTACAAAATAATTAATGTAGATTTGGAGAAATAAATATGGAAATAATCAAAATGCCAAAAGCGTCATATGAAAGAATCATTCCGACTTCACTAGAAGGAGCGATGACAGAATTAGACAGACGAATTATGATTACTGCGAGAGAAAATCTTGGGCAAGTTCAGGCTCGTGTTATCTTCAGAGAATTGCTACAAGATTTCATGCAAGGACTAGAATCCAAGTCCTCGTATATAATTCGTCCGTAACAGTAATATCTATTACTTAAAACTGGTACATACCTATTGTAGCTTAGAAAGTCAAGGTAGTCAAATTCTTTTATTTGTTATCTCTTAAACACAGAATTTGACTATTCGTGAAATATATTATATAATAGTTCTATATGATGTTAATAAATATTTCGATGACTGACGAGAACGAGCTATTACCAAGCATAGAAGATATTCTCATTAAACCTGAAGATCTTTTGCGTGATATCAAAGCTCTAGTTTTGAATAATAGAATGAATTATTTGGAAGCTGTTGTTTATTATTGTCAGAAGAATAATTATGATATTGAAGCTGTTGCAAAGACGATTCCACAATCACTCAGAACTCTAGTAGAGGACTCTGCAAAGAAGCTGAAATTATTCAAGAAAATCCATAATAATAGCAAATCGTTACCAATCTAGATATCCATGGATATGATCGAAACATTTTCTGGATACGATGCATACGTTACTTATCTTGCATTTAAGTTGCATTTTTCGAGTAACACATACGATTTTTTTAAATTTAATGGAAAAACAAAAGCTAATCCATCATCATTTAATTCTAGAAAAGACAAATATCATTTTGAAAAGATAGCTGCTAAAATATCTAGAGAATCATTTATTGAGAGGATGTTAATCGAATATCTAGAAAACACCAATTTTTGGATTAAGGATATCTTAACAGCAGATAACAAAGCAAGACATCTCGCTTGGAGGGGATATGTGGAAAGTTTCCCATACTCTTTCCGCTCAGAATTAGGTAAGATAAAAGAATATTGTCTTCTAAACGAAATAAGTTATGCAGAACTCTTTAAGACAAAGGGAATAACTCACCCTCTAATTTTCAAGATGTATATTAGAAAAACGATTCGTCTTGAAACATTTATTTGCATAGATAGTTTGATTAAGATTTCGGATAAGATGTCTTCTCCAGATTCTCCTCGCGATCCTGTTTGGGATGAGGTTCAAACACTCATGTCGCATTATTTTTCTTTCGTGCAAAAATTTCTACCAGAAAGAAATATACTTAAGAAAATATTTTTAGAAATTTTCAATTGACATAATAATGAAAATAGGTTATAATAAAATTGAGGTGAAATATGGATGAAGATGAAGTAATTAATTTTGATCCTGAAGAAGAGGATACTCCTGAAGATGAAGAATTCGACAGTGTATTTGACATAGAAGATTTTAATGATGAATCAATTGAAGTTTTAATTGATAATGTTTCTGAATCTATTAATACTCTTGAAAGTATTATGTTGAATATGTATTATTCGTATCATAGATTGAAAGAAGAAACTGATGAACACATAAATAATTTAGTAACAGAAAATGAGAATTATTGTGAAACAATTACCAAGCTCTATCAACAATTAGCAACTATTAGCAACCAAGAAAAAGAGGAATAATTAAATGAATTTCGCAGATCTAAAGAAGAAGACAAAGAATAATCTAGATAATCTAGTAGCCGAATTAGAAAAGATGTCTACAGGTACTAACAAGTATCAAGATAATCGCTTTTGGTCGGTTCCGATGGACGAAAAGACAGGAAATGGCACTGCTCTAATCCGATTACTTCCGGCGGGACGAAACGATAAATTGCCTTGGGTTTCAGTTTATTCGCATGCATTCCAAGGACCTGGTGGTTGGTATATTGAGAATTCTTTAACTACAATCGGTAAGCAAGATCCGATTGGTGAGACCAACCAAGAACTTTGGGCCACTGGTATCGAAGCGAATAAAGAAATCGTTCGCAAGCGTAAACGAAAGCAACAATATATTTCTAACATTTATGTGATTTCAGATCCTAAGAACCCACAGAATGAAGGAAAGGTGATGTTGTTTAAGTATGGCAAGAAGATCTTTGAGAAGATTCAAGAATCAATGAAGCCTGTTTTTGAAGGTGACACTGCGATTGATCCTTTTGATTTTTGGCAAGGAGCTAACTTCCGTCTAAAGATTAAGAAAGTTGAGGGATATCCGAATTACGATAATTCTTCTTTTGAAGCACAAACTGCTTTATTCGATGGTAATGATGAGAAGCTAGAGAAGGTTTGGGATTCTCTATACACTTTGGGTGAATTTACAGATCCTAAGAATTTCAAGTCTTATGAAGAATTAAAGGTTCGTCTTGATAAGGTTCTTGGATCTAAGCCTGCCGCTAAGAAGATTGAAGAACCATTACCTTCTAAACCTGCACCGAAGATGGATACCAAGAAAGTAGTCGAAGATGATACTCCTTGGAAGTCTGACGAAGATGAAGGTGAAGATGATTCTCTGGAATTCTTTAGGAAGCTTGCAGAAGAATAACTAATAGGATTCCCTTCAGAGATATGTTCACTTTTGAAGGGAATCCTCTTTTGGAAATAACTTATGAATTGTGCAAAAGCCAAACTGATTCTCAAAGAATCAACTAATTATTCAGACAAAGAACTTGCATGTTGTGAACCCTGTCACGAAGATGCTGAAGAAGGTTGTAATGATAATCTAGATAACGGAACGGAACCATGTTGCAATTTGATCGCATTACTGGTTAATTCAGGACTACTGGATCCATAGAGGCCTCTGAAGAGTAACAACGAATAAAATATAGGTCTTTTATTTTCAGTAAAAAATTGATTTGAGTGTTCCAAATAAGGTATAATGGTTCTATATGACATTTGAAGATTTAAAGACTGCTTTTTTTGACGCCACTCTTGAGACGTGGCACACTCATCCTAACGGTGGAGGCTGGGTCCAGAATACTGCTAAGGTTTCTGATACTGCTTTTGTTGGTTCTGAAGCAGTGGTCTCTGGGAAAGCAGTGGTCTCTGGGAACGCTCGGGTATCTGGGAACGCAAGGGTCTATGGGAACGCAGTGGTCTCTGGGAACGCTCGGGTCTATGAGGACGCTTGGGTCTCTGGGTACGCTCAGGTCTATGAGGACGCTTGGGTCTATGGGAACGCAGTGGTCTCTGGGAGATCTCGGGTCTATGAGGACGCTTGGGTCTCTGAGAACGCTTGGGTCTCTGAGAACGCAATGGTCTTTGGGAGCTCTCAGGTCTCCGGGAACGCTAAGGTTTATGGGTACGCATTGGTCTATGAGAACGCACGGGTCTCTGAGAACGCTGTGGTCTCTGGGAACGCAGTGGTCTCTGGGAACGCAGTGGTCTCTGGGAACGCTCGGGTATCTGGGAACGCAAGGGTCTATGGTGACGCTACGATCACCGAGGACGCTCAGATCTATGGTGACGCTACGATCGCCGGGTCCGCTCAGGTCTACGGCGACGCTTGGGTCTACGGCGACGCTCGGGTATTTGGGAGATCTCAGATCTCTGGGAGATCTCGGGTCTTCGGATCCGCTCGGATATCTGGGAGATCTCTGGTCTTTGGAGACACGGTAGTCTCTGGGGACCAAATTATTGGTGAAATGGCCAATTAACTATATCTCCTTCTGAATCAGTCACTTGCAAGGAGTCACTGAAAACAAAGGAGATATTCTTTCGAGATCACTGTGGACGATTTCTGGACATCCAGCGGACCCTAGGGTACTCCAAAGCCAACCGATTCGTTGCAGCTCATCTGGAGGATCGTATGAGGATCGATACTGATGATCATCCGCTTGATTGGTGTTGGGAAAACTATATCTCCTTCTGAATCAGTCACTTGCACGGAGTCACTGAAAACAAAGGAGATATTCTTTCGAGGCCTCCTTGCTATATGGGTTCCAATAAGGTATAATGGTTCTATGGCTATTTTGAATACCACCTCGTCTCTTGAATATGTTCCGCTTGGCGCTGTCAACCTCCGGGATATTTCTGACAAATATCGTCAATCGGATTTCCCTGAAAACTGGAAATTATACATCTACGAGACGCACAATGGTCTCTGCTTGCACGATTACGAACGTAATTATTATGACGATTCAGACTTCATGATGACAGTCTGGAATCTTGAAAAGAATGAACCGGAAGATATCTGCTTCGCTACGACTCGTGGTTGGACATATCCTTCTTATGGTTCCAAACCTGACGCAACTCCTGAGATTCAGGAAAAGTATGCTGCTTGGAAGGAAGTCAAGCGGATCGAGGCTCTGGCTGCTGCCGAAGCCAAAGAGGCTGTTACCCCACGGAAAGGCAAGACGATCCGTGTCGTTCGTGGTCGCAAGGTTCCGATCGGAACCGTCGGTGTGGTGTTCTGGGTCGGATCGAATCGCTTTGGTGTCGCCGTCGGCTTAAAAGACGAAACTGGTACGGCGATGTTTACTTCTATCAAAAATGTTGAGGTTGTTTAAGGAAATATTATGGCTACTATTCTAACAGATAATTCAATTGCAGGTAATTTGCTGATTCACGAGGCTCTGTCTCCGTATATCAAAAATATCTTCAATAAAACTAGGAATTCCCCTACAGCATTAGAGGAAGATAAAGAAACTCGTATCGGCATGATCAAGGCAGGATGTTTAGATATCGGATCTCTTGTGGAACAATGCATGAAATTGCGAAACCCAAAACTGAAACGAGTTAAGGGTGCCCAGAACGGTTGCGATTTTACAGATGGAAGTGATGCTAAGATGGCCACGCTTCGCCTGGTTTATAATAGAAGTGAACATCGTGGTGAAGGGTATGAACGATATAGGGCTCAGATAACAAATACTAACATTAAAAAAGGAACGTTGAGGTGTATTGTTGCAAATACACTTAATGGTGAAGTTGATTTCTTTCTGATTCCGCATGATGTGTATATCAAGTATAATAATCGATTTGATATCCATTATAGTCCATCTAAAAATACTTATGGTAAATATGAAGAATATCGTGTCGACACCTTTGAAGAATTATGTTCTGATTATGTTGCTCCGGTTTCTCGATATCAACAACACCCTCAGTCAGATCTTATGCAATTATTTTTGGAGCTTGACTTAATTTAGAAAATACGGTATACTATTAATATGAAAGCGTATATTACAATTGGACTTCCTGCGTCCGGTAAGTCGACTTGGGCAAAAGAATTCTGTGACACTAACTCGATTACTCGAGTTAATAACGACGAAATTCGCAATCATCTATATCTACAACAAGGCCATAGAAATTGGTCTCGAAAATTAGAGTCGGTCGTTCATTCGACCCGAGAAATCGTGATTGCCGATCTTGCTATAGCTGGTGCTGATGTGGTGATTGATAATACACATCTGAATCCAAAAACACTGAATGAAACGATCTCCTTCTGTGAGAGTGTGGGTTATAGTGTCGAATTAATTGATTTTAGACATGTTTCTCTTGAGGAATGTCTTAGACGTGATGCCTTGCGTGAAGGACACACTCAGGTTGGCGAGAAAGTTATTCTTGATATGTTCAATAAATTTCTGAAGACCCCAGCAGATCGTGATCTACCAGCTTGGGTTCCATCAAATCTTCCAGATTGTATTATCGTGGATATCGACGGAACTCTTGCGAAGATGAAAGATCGTGGGCCGTACGAAGAGGCTAAGGTCTATCAAGACGATGTCCGGAAACATGTTTTGTTCACGATTCTATCTATGATGAATTCGAATCCAGAATTGAAAGTATTTGTCTTTTCTGGAAGATCCGAGAAAGCTGTAAGCCCAACAGTAAAATGGCTCAATGATAAGTGCGGACTTGGTGTTGTAAATCATAAGAATTCCGATTTTATCTTTGATAATGAAATCGAATTGCATATGCGCAAAGAAGGCGATCGTCGTCGGGATTCTATTATCAAAAAAGAACTGTTTGACTTATATGTGAAAGAAAGGTATAATATAATTGCTGTCTTTGATGACAGGCCACAAGTGATTCGCGAATGTTGGAAAGCACTCAATCTTCCTATTTTCAATTGTGGGTTGCTTGATGTTGAATTTTAAAAAAAATGAGGATAACTAATAAATGACAAAGATGACACTAAATGAAATGACGCAGAAAGAACGAGTATTGCATATTCTAACTCGCCAAAATCGACAGAATACTCTGACTGTCCGTCAAGCAAGGAAGGACCATAATATTGCTAATGTTCGAGCAGTAGTTTCTAGTTTGCGACGGGATGGTTTCGAAATCCAAACCCGATTTAAGACTAATCGAGATGGTGCCGTAGAATTATTCTACGCACTATAAATAAAAACTGATGGGGCGAAAGCCCCATTTTACATTAAATTAATATATGCTATTGAAAACCATAATGAATTCCAAAATTTCAGATACAATGATTAATCAGATCATTCTAGATCCGAAAGGAATCGCGATGATGATGAATATTTCATTTTTAATCAATATCTTCATGTTCGTTGTTTCGATTTTATCAGTATCATATCTGTGTGTTGTCCGCCCGGAAAATCCTCTTTTCTATTTCTTGCCGGCATTTCTAGTTGTTTTCTATTTCAAAACAATCTTCGCATACAGAGAATATTTCGTGGTATTCATTGATGCATTTAATTTGCAATATGATATCTTAAAAAAGATTTCTACTATGAGTGATGAAGAACAAGAATCGTTTTTCTTTGGAATAGATAAAGATATAAAGAACAAATTTCTTTCGTATAAAAAGGAGACTTCCGATGAAGAAAACTGATTTGAAACTGCTTATGGAGAATCAGAGAAAGATTGTAATCTCATTAGAGTATTATTTTTTAGCATCTGGTTATCTTCCTTCTAAAGACGAACCTCTACAATATCATTTACATAATCTCTGGGCGATAACAGAATTAATTGGTGAATCGTTTGATTTAGATTTAATCAGTTTACCAGAAATTATTAAAGAAGGACAACTCCAGAATGGTATAAATAATATGCATAATCTTGGAGGAAAGAATGATAAAAATTTCGTTAACTGATGTAGAAGGCTTCAAGGATACTAATGTCTTTTGCATCCTGGTCTTTGGTGACACAACTTCTGT